GTTGGCGACTTTGAGAGTGCCGCCTGATCTTGCCCCCTAGAAAGGACGCATCATGAATATCTTCGGTTCCGGCTTGATGTTCGGCACCCCGCTGCTCAACGCCGCGGGCGCCGCCGTGGCCAACCCCACGCCGCTGCTCTTCGGCGTGCTGCAGGAGAGCGAAGTCGAGTTCAAGTTCGACCTCAAGAAGCTCTATGGCCAGAGCCAGTTCCCGGTGGCCGTCGGTCGTGGCCAGGGCAGCGTGAGCGGCAAAGCCAAATGGGCAGACATCTACGCGGCGGCGCTGGAGACTCTGGTGTTCGGCATTGCCGGCACCAGTGGCCTCACCGCCGCCGTGTACGACACGGTGGGCGCAACCATTCCCTCCAGCCCGTTCACCATCACCCCCACTGTGCCCAACAGCGGCACCTGGCAGGCCGACCTCGGCGTCATCAGCGTGGCCACCGGCCGGCCGTTCACGCGTGTGGCCAGCGCACCTGCAGCCGGCCAATACAGCGTGGCCGCGGGCGTCTACACCTTCGCTGCGGCAGACACCGGCCAATCCGTCTACATCAACTACCGCTACACCGCCACCAGCACCGTGGCGCGGCGCGTGCCGGTCACCAACCAGCCCATGGGCCTGGCGCCCAGCTTCCGGCTCGATCTGTACACGACCTTCCAAGGTGAGAGCTGCATCATCACCTTGAACAACTGCATCAGCGACGGCCTGAAGATGTCCAACAAGAACGACGACTTCACCGTGCCCGAGTTCAGCTTCGAGGCCTTCGCAGACGCCGGCGGCAACATTGGCACCATCGCCCTGGCGGAGTAACCCACTGCCATGGACAAGCCTCACTACAAGGGCGTCGAGGTCGATATCGGCGGGGTGATCTACGAGATCCCGCCGCTCTCCCTGGGCAGCATCGAGCGCCTGCAGCCCAAGCTGCAGAGCTTCGACACACTCACAGACTTCGCCGCCAAGCAGGTCATCATCCTCGAGGTGGTGCATGCGGCCCTCAAGCGCAACTACCCCGCGCTCACGGTGGACGACCTCAAGGAGCTGCTCGATGCAGAGAACCTCTGGCCGGTCTTTTGGGCCACCATGCAAGCCTCAGGCTTCGTGCCTAAAGGGGAGGGCACGCCCGACCCAAAAGCAGTGGCGAGTGGCCTGACTGGCTCACTGTCTACGCCGAACTCGCCACCGCCCTCGGCTGGACTTTCGACCACATCCGAGAGCGCGTCAGCCTCCCCGAGCTGATTGCCCTGCGCGACCACTGGCGGCGCGCACCGCCCGTGCACGTGAGCGTGGCGGCCTATCTAGGCCTCGGCCGCAAGGATCGTCCGGCACAGGGCGATCCGCCCAAGCGCGCAGAGCTGGCCGGCATGGTGGCCAACGCTGACCTGTCCAGCCTGCCCAAGTTCAAGCCCGCTGTCCGGATGCAGACATCTGCACCACCTCCTGAAAGCACCCCATGACCACGATCCAGTACAGCCTGAGTCTGAACGACTCGGCGTGGAAAGCCGCCATGGACAAGGCGGGGCGCGACATGCTGCAGCTGCAGCAGCGCATGGTCTCCGGCTTTGCGCCGGCGGCCAGCCAGGCCATGGATCTGGTCACCAGCAAGGTGGTGCAGATCGGGGCGGCCATCGGCAGCCTGGCGGCGGTCAAGGGCTTTGCCCAGGCCAGTGATGCCGCGCTGCTGATGGCCGCGCGCATGAAGATGGTCACCGGCAGCATTGCCGAGGCCGCCAGCGCCCAGCAGCAGCTCTTCCAGCTCGCCCAGCGTCTGCAGGCCCCTATTGCCGAGGTGCAGCAAAGTTTCACCCGCATGATGCCGATCGTGCGCGAAATGGGCGGCGGCACGCAGGAGGCCATCCGCCTCTCGGAGATCCTGGTCAGTACTGCCAAGCTTTCCGGCGCCAGCGCGGCCGAGGCCAGTGCCAGCGCCATGCAGTTCGCCCAGGCGCTGGGCTCCGGCACCCTGCAGGGCGATGAACTGCGCAGCATCCTGGAGAACAACCAGGTGCTCGCCCGCACCCTGGCGGAGTCTCTCGGCGTCAGCGTCGGCCAGCTCAAGAAGCTCGGCAGCGAAGGCAAGCTCACCAGCGACAAGGTGGCCAACGCCCTGCTGGGCAGCTATGCCTCCCTGCAGGCCCAGACCGACCAGCTGCCCGAAACCGTCGGTGGCGCCTTCACCCGCATCGAAAACAGCTTCGGCGGGCTGGTGGCCGCCATGAACAGCGGCGGCGGCGTGTTCACCGGGGTGATCGCCATCTTCAACGAGGTGGCCAAGATCGTGGATCTGTTGGCCGCCCGCTTCAAGCTGGCCGGTCAGGAGAGCAATGCGCTCGAGCGCCAGCAGGGCGCCAAGAACTTCGCTCAGGTCATCGGCAAGGCCATCAGCTACCTGGTGGATCTCGTCGGCGCCGTGATTGATCTGTTCCAGCTGCTTGGCCAGAGCATCGGCGCAGCGGTGGCCGCCATCGGCCGCGCGCTGGAGAAAGACTTCTCCGGTGCCATGGCCATCATGGAGGAGCAGGGCACGCGCAACGTCCAGATCATGAAGGACATGGGCAGCGCCATCATGGGCGCCGGCAAAGCCGTGCAGGGCTACAACGCCATCATCGCGGCCGAGGGCATCAGCACCCCGTCTGACGCTCGCATGGCCGGGCAGGGCGGCAAGTCCGCAACGCTCAAGCGGGTCGGCGGCGACGACAAGAAGACGCCGGAGAAGTCCCGCGTGAGCGAGTGGGACGCCAAGCTCGACCAGATGCGCGTGGCCTTCCAGATGGAGAACGACCTGCGCGAGATGTCCAAGCAGGCAGAGATCCAGTACTGGACCGAGATCCGCGCCCGCGCCGATCTCACCCAGAACGAAAAGATCGCGCTCGACAAGAAAGTGGCCGACGCCACACTGGCCAACCTCAAGGAAATGGCTGCCCAGCGCAAGGCCATGCGCGAGGAAGAGATCGCCGAGCTGGAGCGCGCCGGGCTGTACAGCATCCAGACCGCGCGCCAGCAAGCGCAGTTCCAGGTCGAGCAGGGGCTCATGACCCGCGCTGAGCTGCTGGCTCAGGAGCAGCAGTTCTTGGAACAGCAGCTGCAGGTGCAACGCCAGGCGCTGGAGCAGCGGCTCGCACTGCTCGCCCTGGACCCCACAAAGAACGCCGTGGCCATGCAGCAGCTCAACAACCAGCTGCTGGAGCTGGAGCGGCAGTACCAGATGCAGCGGCGCGAGATCGAGCAGCAGTCGCATATGGAGCGCATGGCGGCAGAGGATCAACTGGCCACCAGCATCTCGCAGGGCGCCGCGCGAATCCTGACGGACTTCAAGCAGATGGGCAAGGGGATGGTGGGCGTCATCAACGCGCTGTTCCAGACGGTCCTGCAGAGCGTGCAGCAGGTGCTTGCGCAGATGCTGGCCACCTGGATCAAGCAGCAGATCATGATGCGCGTCTTCAGCAAGACCGCCACCGCTGGGCGCATTGGCGAGCAGTCCGCACTGGCCGGCGCCGGCGGGGTGGCCTCCATGGCTGCAGCGCCGTTTCCCATCAACCTGAGTGCACCCGCCTTTGGCGCCTCCATGGCTGCCGCTGCCATGGCCTTTGCGCCGGTGGCCAGCGCGGCGGGGGGCTTTGATATCCCCGCTGGCTTGAACCCCATCACCCAGCTGCACGCCGAGGAAATGGTGCTGCCCAAAGAGCAGGCCGATGTCATCCGTGACATGGCCAGCGGCGGCGCAGGCGGCCCGCAGGTGGTGCTGCAAGGCGTGAGCGCAGGCGACTTCTTCATTGCCAACCGTCATGACCTGGAGCGCGTGCTGCGCATGAACCAGCGTGACAACATCGGTGGATCGCGTCGATGAGCAACGCCGTGTTCCCCGCGCTGCCCGGCGCCAAGTTCCTCCGGCGCAAGGCCCGCTGGAAGACCGATGTGCAGGAGACCGTTTCCGGCACCGAGTACCGGCAGCAGATCTGGCAGACCCAGCGGGTGGTGTACGCCATCCCGTTCGAGTTCCTGCGCGCTGAGGCGGCCACGCCCGAGTTTCAACAGCTCAGCGGCTTCTTCGATGCGCGCCGCGGCCGCTTCGATGACTTCCTGTTCGACGATCCGGACGACCGCAGCGTCAGCAACCAGGCGCTGGGCGTGGGCAACGGCGTCACCACGCAGTTCCAGCTGGTGCGCACGCGCGGCGGGGTGGTGCTGCCGGTCTATGACCTCAACGGCCCACCCACGGTGCTGGTCAACGGCATCACCCAATCCACCGGCTGGACGGTGGCGCAGTACGGCGTGCTCACCTTCACCGTGCCGCCAGCCAACGGCGCCACCATCGCCTGGACGGGCAACTTTTACATCCGCTGCCGCTTCATGGCCGACGAAGAGGACTTCGAGCAGTTCTGGCGCTTCATGTGGAAGACCAAGAGCGATTTCGAGTTCATCAGCTTGAAGCCGCCGTTCTGATCATGCGTACACCTTCGTGGGAACAGAGCCCAGGCGCCTTGGCCGCGCTGCTCAACACCAGCCGCACAGTGCACTGGTTTGATCTGCACACCGTGGTCACCGTCGGTGGGCAGATCCTGCGCTGGTCGGCTACCGATCGCGCCGTGACCATCAACGGCAACACCTGGACCATTGGCCCCGGGCTGCAGCGCAGCCGCATTGCCATTCGGCGCGGCGTCCAAGTGGACGAAATGACCGTCACGGTGCAGGCCAACGAGAACACGCTGGTTAACAGCCGCCCGCTGCTCCCCTTGATCAGCCGCGGCTTCCTGGACGGTGCTCGGTGGCGTGTCTCGCGCGCCTTCGCCGCCAGCGCAGACAGCGCGCCGGTGGGCCTGCTCACGCAGTTTGCGGGGCGCGTGGGCGATGTCGGCAAGCTCACCCGCTCCAGCACGCAGATCCGCGTGGTCTCGGATCTGGATCTGCTCAACACCATGGTGCCGCGCAACCTTTACCAGCCGGGCTGCCTCAACACCCTGTTCGATGCCGCCTGCGGCCTTAGTGAAGCCGCTGCACGTGTCACCAGCACCGCCAGCAGCGCCAGCAACGCCAACCGCACCACCTTCGGCCACAGCCTGGCGCAGGCGGCCGGCTTCTTTGACCTCGGCTGGGTGGCCTTCACCAGCGGCGCAAACGCCGGCGTGCGCCGCACTGTGCGAGTGCATACGTCTGGACAGATCACCACCACCACGCCCTGGCCAGAAGCCATCGCGCCAGGTGATGCATTCACCATCGTGCCCGGCTGTGACAAGTCGCTGGCCACCTGCACCAGCAAGTTCAACAACCGCATTCGCTTCCGTGGGCAGCCGTTCATCCCCGTGCCCGAGATCGCCACATGACCTCTGAAGATCATCGCGCCGCCGTGGTGGCCGAAGCGCTCACCTGGCTGCGCACCCCGTACCACCACCACGCCCGCCTCAAGGGCGTGGGCGTGGACTGCGCCCAGCTGCTGGTGGCCGTGTACGAGGCTTGTTGCGCTGTGGATCGCGTGGAGCTGGGCGACTACTCGCCCGAATGGCACCTGCACCGCAGTGAAGAGCTGTACATGCAGCACCTGCTGCGCTACGCCCGTCTGCTTGATGAGGACGAGACCGTGCGCTCGGCAGACATTGCGCTGTATCGCTTCGGGCGCACGTTCAGCCACGGCGCCATCGTGCTGGAGCCCGGCACCTTCATTCACGCCTACAAGGATCGGGGCGTGATTGTCTCCACTGCGGAAGAAGAGCCCCTCCAGGGGCGCGACGTGCAGTTCTGGCGCGTGATCGAGGACTGATCCATGGGCGGCGGAACCATCAGCACCAGCGAAACCCGGATCGAGGCGCTGCGCTTTCAGTCCAGCGCCTTCGGGGCGGTGATCCCGGTGGTGTTCGGCGTCACGCGCATTCCGGGCAACCTGCTGCACTACGGCAACTTCCGCGCCATTCCCAACACCACCACCACCCGCTCTGGCGGCAAGGGCGGCGGTGGCGTCAAGCAGCAGAACACCACCTACACCTACCGCGCCGCGGTCATGATGGCCCTGTGCGAAGGGCCCATCATCTCCATCCCGCGGGTCTGGAAGGGCAAAGAGAAGTTCGACGGGGGCGCGCTGCCCGCACAGATCGTCCAGGTGGAAGAGCCCTACACCGTGCCCGCGGGCGGCGGTACCTACACCGTGGCCAACGTCAGCAGCTTTGTGAGCCACGTGCAGGTCTACAGCACCACCGGTGGCGGTGAAAGCGGCCTGCTGCCCACCGTCATGGCGGAGGGCGCGGAGTACCAGCGCAACGGCGCGGCCTACACCTTTGGCGCGGCCCAAGCGGGGCGCCCGGTGTTCGTCGTCTACCAGTACCGCACCAGCCCCATCAATGAGACCGCGGTCAGCAAGCTGGGGTTGTTTGCCGCCAAGGGGCAGCTCGGCCAGGCGGTGTGGAGCTACCTCACCACCAGCGAGCCCAGCAAGGCCATCGGCTACAGCGGCCTGGCCTACGTGGCCGGGGCGGACTATGACCTCGGCGGCACCGCGCAGGTAGACAACCACAACTTCGAGGTGCAGGCCCAGCTGGCCTACACCGTGAACGGCTTGCCGGACGCTGATCCCTCCGAGGTTGCGCAAGCCCTGCTCACCAATCAAACCTGGGGCGCAGGCTTCCCGGCCTACCGCCTCGGCGACCCCGTCCGCTGGAGCAACTACTGCCGCGCCTCGGGCCTGCTCATGAGCCCCGCGCTCACCGAGCAGGAAAGCGCCGCCGCGCTGCTTGAAGGCCTGTGCCGCCTCACCAATACCGAGGTGGTCTGGAGCGATGAGCTGCTCAAGTTCGTGCCGCTGGGTGACACGGCGCTCAGCGGCAACGGCGCCACGTACACGCCCAACGTCACCGCCGTCTATGACCTGACCGATGACCATTTCCGCACGCAGGTTGAGGTACGCCGCAAGCGCCCCAGCGACATGCACAACCACGTGCGCATGGAGTTCCGCAACCGGGCCAACGAATACAACGTCGAGCCCGCCGAGTGGAAAGACAGCGCAAACATCAGCCTGGTGGGTGTGCGCACCGACCCCACCACCTACAAGGGCCATGCGTTCTGCGAGGCCGGCGCTGCGCAGCAAAGCTGCGCGCTCATCGGCCAGCGTGCCCTGGGTGTGGCAAACACCTATGAGTTCACGCTGCCCATCAACTTCAGCCTGCTCGAGCCCACGGACATCCTCACGCTGACTGATCCGCTGGTGGGCACCCGCGTGCCGGTCATGATCACGGACGTGGAGGAAGACGATGACGGCATCAAGATCACCGCCGAAGACTTCCCGGCCAACGTGGGCAGCGTGCCTGCCTACACCCTGCAGAGCGGGCTGAGCTTCAGCCACAACTACAACGCCGACCCCGGCCTGGTGGCCGCGCCCGTGTTCTTTGAGGCGCCCGTGGAGCGCACCGAAACTGGGCTCGAGATCTACGTGGCCGTGCGTGGCCAGAGCGCCAACTGGGGCGGCTGCTCATTGTGGGTCAGCCTGGACAACCTGACCTACAAGCGCGTGGGCCGCGTGGACGGGCCCACCCGCTACGGCACCGTGGCCAGTGCCATTGCCGGCGGCAACATTGCCGTCCAGGGCGTGCAGGGTGACCTGCTCTCCGGCAGCTCGGCCGATGCAGACAACGACGCCACCCTCTGCTACCTGGGCGGCGCCACGCCGGAGTATGTGAGCTACCAGACCGCCACGCTCACCGGTGCAGGCGCCTACACCCTCAACACCCTGCGCCGGGGCCGCTTTGGCACCACACAGACCCCGCACGCCGCCGGCGACGCCTTTGTGCGGGTGGACCAGGCTGTGGGCCGCAGTGGCCCGCTGGATCTCACGCTGATCGGCAAGACCGTCTGGTTCAAGTTCACCAGCTTCAACATCTACCAAAGCGCCGAGCAGAGCATTGCCGACGTGCCGGCCTACAGCTACAGCATCACCGGCGCCCTGGCCAAGCTGCCGCCCGCCAAACCCACAGGGGTGGGCTTCGAGGTGGAGCGCTTCGGCATCCGCCTGAAGTGCAACAAGAGCCCGGAGCCCGATGTGATTGGCTTCGAGTGGCGTGCCGGTGCAGACGTCAACACCGCCACGGTGCTGGAAACCGCCGCCGGCACCAGCTACCTCTGGCAGGTGCAGCTGGCTGGCAGCTTCCGGGTGTTTGTGGCCGCCATTGATGCACTGGGCAACTACAGCGCCTGGGAGCAGCTCGACGGCAGCGTGGCCGCCGGCAGCTTGAGCACCCTGAGCGCTGCCATCGTGGGCCTGGATCTGCAGCTGGACTACACCGGCGTGGCGGGAGCGTTTGCCATCGCCGGCTACCGCATCAAGCATGGCGCGGCGTGGAACACCGGTACCACGGTGGGCGAGCTGGTGCAGCTCAGCCGCTTTGTGCGCCGCGCAGATTGGGTGGGCGCTCGCACCTGGTGGGTGGCCCCGGTGGACGTGCGGGGCAACGAGGGCACACCCTCGCAGATTGACGTGACGATCACCGCGCCCGGCCAGGTGCAAAACCTGATCTACACCAACCTGATCGACAACAACGCCGAACTGCGCTGGCAGCTGCCCAGCACCGGCAGCCTGCCCATCGAGCGTTATGAGCGGCGGCGCGGCCCGGTGTACGCCAGCGCTGCGGCGCTGGGCACGCTGGACGGCCGCTTTGCGCTGGTCACCGCCAGCCAGCCGGGCGCGCAAACGGAGTGGATCACCCCGATCGACAGCGCAGGCAACGTGGGCACACCCGCAGCCGTGACCGTGCCCTTTGCCGCGCCGCCAGACTTCCAGCTGCTCGGCGAGTACCTGGACGATCTCACCGGCACCGCCACCGGCATGGTGGTCGTGAACGCCGGCACGGGCGCTGCAGCGCTTGAAGGCCCAGGCGGCACCGAGACCTGGCAAGACTGGATCAACCGTGGCGACCTCACTTGGGCTGACCGTGACGCGGCAGGCCGCGGCAAGTGGTACCAGCCGCAGCCTGGCAGCGGCAGCTATGACTTCCAGCGCGACACAGGGGCCACCATCGGCTCCAGCCGCATCGAGGTCAGCTGGACCATCGAAAGCTCCGAAGGCTCGCCCGTGGTCACGCCGCAGATTTTCGTCAAGCTGCTCGCGGGCGACCCCTGGACCGCGCTCACCGCGGGCAGCGCCAACGAGTACGGCACCAACTTCCGCTATGTGCGCGTGGTGCTCACCGTCACGGGCGGCTGGGTGCGCATCCCGCAGGGCGGCATGAAGATCACGCTGAGCCTGAAGAAGAAAACAGACAGCGGCAGCTTCACCGCCAACGCCGCCGACGCCACGGGCACCTTTGTGCCCTTCAACAAAACCTTCCTGGACGTGGACTGCCCCGCTGCCGCGGTGGACAGCAGCACCCGCTTCACCTTCGCCTTCACCGGCTGGTCAGGGGCTAACCCGACCGGCTTTCGCATCTTCGTTTTCGACAGCGCGGGCAACCGCGTGAGCACGTCGGGCGGCTGGACCGTCGCCGGCGTCTGATCAGGAGCACTCATGGACTGGACCGCGTTTGCCACCAGCCAGCAGCACAGCGCCCTCACCATGCCGCGGCTGCACAACAACCAGGCGAGCCTGGCGCGCATGCTGGACCCAGCCACCGTGACGTATACGGGCACCACCGTGACGGGCGCCAAACGCGTGAACACCAGCGCGGCCGGTGGCCGGTTTCAGATGTTCAACGGCACATCGTGGGCAGACCAGGCCATCAATGGCTTGAGCTTTGACGGAACCACAGCAAGCTTCGGCAGCGTGCCGGTGGCGGCATCGAGCAACGTCACTGTGGGCGCTGGTACCACCGATGGTGGCCGGCTCACGTTGATTGGCAGCGCGGGGTTTGCGGGCACGGGCCTGTCCTTGTTTGAATCCAGCAGCGGCAACAGCCGCCGGCTGCGCGTCTTTCAGGACGCGACGCAGGTCACCTACAACGCCACCTTTGCGACCGGCGGCAACGCTCATGTCTTTCAGATCGGCAACACCGACGCACTCACGATCGACGTTTCGCGCAACACCACGGCAGCGGGCACGCTGACGGCAACCGCGCTGATTCCTAGCGCAGCCAGCGCCCCTTCCGTGGGCATGTACTTGGCTGCCGCCGGCACGCTGGGTCTGTCTGGCGGCGGAGTCGGTCAGGTATTCGTTACCTCGACCGGCGTCGGTGTGAGCACCAATGCGCCCAGCTCGGGGCTGGACGTCAACGGGTTCATTTGGGGCGGCGCCAAAGCGGCCAATCCAGGCGGCGGTGGGAATGTGCGCCTGCGCGATGACACCGCCACCTTCCGCTGGCTGGCCGGCATGCTGGGCTCTGCTGGTGCGGTCAACTACAGCATCTTCGACGCGGTAGGCGGTGCTGAGCGCCTGCAGATCACGCCGGCGGGCAACGTGTCACCGGGCGCCGACCAAGCCCAGAACTTCGGCTCTGGTTCCCTCGGCTGGTTGAGCGTGTTTGCCAACAGCCTGGTCCGCAGCAGCGCGGGGGACCTTCAGGTCTCGGCAGCCAATGCCTCGGGCAACGTGGTGTTGCGTGCCAACGGCATCGATGCGTTGCGCGTGCTGGCCACCGGCGCCAGCCAATTCAACCGGCGCGCGTTCACGGCCACAGCCACGGTGGCGTTCGCAGCGTCCCTGACGATCGATGCCACCACCAGCAACTACGTCGAGGTGGGCACGCTCACGGGCAACGTCACCACGCTTACGCTCAACAACCCGGTGGGTGGCCACGCGCTCACCATCCGCTTTGTGCAAGACGCCACGGGCGGCCGCACCGTCGCTCTGCCCTCGGGCGCCAAGGTTAATGGCACTCAGCAGACCGGCGCCAACCGCGTGGCCTTCCTGAACCTGGTGTACAGCACGGCCGCCGCACGTTGGGAAGGCGCCTGGTCCGAGGTGCCGGCCTGATGTTCGCGGCCACGCGCTTCGGGTTCTTTAGCGGCGGGCTGGTGCCGCGGCTGACGAATCAGAGTCTGACCGAGTTCGCCCTTGGTACGCCGCCTGGCGGTGCAAGCTCGAGCGCGAGCTACGGGCTGCTCAACAACGGGCAGGTGCAGTTGATCGGCTCGCCGAACACGGGCACGGTCAACCTCACAGACCAATGGCTGCTCGGCGGTGGCAGCGGCGCGGGCTTTGAGGTGCGGGCCACGCTGAACAGCGGGTCGCTGAATGCGGGCGTGACTGGCACCTGGCAGGCCCTGAGCACCTCGCGCAGCTGGCTGGCGGCTGCATCGCGCACATCGCTCGGCGTGCAGAGCCAGAGCGCCAACCTCACGATCGAGATCCGCCCGGTGGGCGGTTCGGTCCAAGCCACCTGCACGGTGGATCTGAACGCTTCTGTGGAAGTGAGTAACTGACGATGAAAATCGAAGAACGAAGCTACACCCTGCCGTTCAACCTGTTTCTGGGTGCGGTCCAGTGCGTGTCGGCACAGCCTGCCGGCCATGTGCTGGGGGTGCACAACGCACACGGCGAGCCGCTGCTGGCCGGCAGCCTGCTGCACCAACTGCAGGAGATTGCGCGCGAGCAAGACGCCGCCTACGCCAAGGCCGAGGCAGACGCCGCGCGCGAGGCGCTGCGTGCAGAGATCAAGGCTGAGGGCACCCAAGGCAACCCGGCAGGGGCGGCCAGTGAGTGAGCTGGCGGACAGCGCCGTGGCGCACGCGGTGGACGCCCAAGGCGTCTACCAGGGCCTGCAGCCCTGGCCACTGGCTGACGGGCTGCGCCAGGTGACCGGCAGCCCGCCCACGCCCGCCCACCGCTATGTGGAGGGCCTGTGGCTGCTGCCCCTGAGCCTGGCGGAAGTGAAGGCGTCTGCACTGCAGGCTATCGACAACCGGGCGGAGACCCAGCGCAACCGCTACCTCACGCCAGGCGGTGGCCAGGCCATGACCTACCTGATCAAGTTCCAGCAGGCCGAAGCGTGGCAGCTGGCCGGCATGCAGGGCCCGCCGCCGGCCATGGTGCAGGCCGAAGCGCTGGCCACTGGCACCAGCGCAGCAGAGAGCTGCATGCGGATCCTGGAGGAGGCGCAGCAGTTCAACGTGCTCGGCGCGGCCATCGAGCGCGCGCGACGATCGCAGAAGATCGCCGTGAACGCGGCGACGACCGAACAGCAGATCCAGACCGCGCAAGCGGCCTTTTTCTTGGCCATGGACCAGCTGCCATGAGCGCCAGCATCGACCTGCTGTTCAGCCGCCGCCGCCATGTGGGCAGCGCGTTCATCCGCCTGGCCACGTGGAGCAGCTGGAGCCATGTGGACGTGGTGTGGCCCGAACGTGTCGGCTGGGCCAACGTGGTGGTCGGTGCGACCGGCGCCCACGGCGTGAGCTGCACTGGTTTGGCGGAGCGCATGGCGCAATCCAGCCGCGCTGTACGCCTGCGGGCAGACCTGCCCAGCGAGTCGCACCGGGACCGGCTGCTGTGGTGGCTGCACTTGCAGCTAGACAAGCCCTACGACTGGACCGCCGTCTTCGGCATTGGCCTGCGCCGTGACTGGCAACAAGACGACAAATGGTTCTGCAGCGAGCTGGTGGCTGCAGCCTTCGCGCACGTCGGCATGCCGCTGGTGCGCCTGGACCAGTGGCGCATCACCCCGCAGGACCTCGCCCAATCGCCGCTGCTGCGGCCCGTTCTTTGAAGGGAGCCGCCCGTGACCGTTTTCATGAAAGCCCCGCTGATCATGTCCGACACCGAGACCCAGAACACCAAGCCCAAAGTCAACCGGGAGCGATTGATCGAGGTGGTGATCATCGCTGCGGTCACGACGGTGGCCAATCAGATCGCCAACGGCTGGTTCACCCTGCCGGCCATCCAGGAAAAGATCCAGACCATCGTTCACAACGATACCCAGCAGACAGCCCGTATTCAGGCGCTGGAAGCCGGCCGCGAGCGATACCAGTACGAAATCACCGAGGCCACCAATGCCATTCGAGATCTGGCCAAAGAGCAACGTGAGTTCAACCGATCGCTGAGCGACCGTGTAACCCGCCTTGAAGCGAAGGGGCGCTGAGCATGAACGTCAACGAGTACATCGACAACCTGCTGCGCATTGAAGGCGGCTACGTGAACGACCCGGCCGACGCCGGTGGCGAGACGAACTGGGGCATCACCGTGGCCGTTGCGCGCGCCTATGGCTACACCGGCCCCATGCGTGACATGCCGCAAGCCACTGCACGCGCCATCTATGAGCGCCGCTACTGGCTGGAGCCCCGCTTCGACCGGATTCACGCCGTGGCGCCCGCCATTGCCGAGGAGCTGCTCGACACCGGCGTGAACATGGGGCAGGGCGTGGCTGCCCGCTTCCTGCAGCGCGCGCTCAACGTGCTGAACGACCAGGCCAAGCTCTACCCGGATCTGACCGTGGACGGGCAGATCGGCCCCATGACCGTGCAGGCCCTGACCCGCTTCCTCGAAGCGCGCGGCATCGAGGGCGTGCGCACGCTGCTGGCCACGCTCAACGGCCTGCAGGCGGTCCGCTACATCGAGATCTGTGAAGCCAAACCCAGCCAAGAGCGCTTCGCCTACGGCTGGCTCAGCAAGCGCGTGGCGGGTGCTGCATGAGCAAGCTCTCCAAGATCAACACGCAGGCGGGAGATGAGCCTCGCAGCGGGCGCGTGATGTTCTTCTGTCCTGGCTGCGACGGGCCGCACACGGTCCAGATCGGCGCCGGGCACGGCCCGCGCTGGGGATACAACGGCAACGCGGGCGCGCCCACGTTCACGCCTTCGGTCTTGGTGCGGTGGGAAGAACCGGCAAGCCTTCACCAGCCCGAGGTGCTGCAGGCCGAAATCCAAGCCTTGCAGCCTGGACAGCGCCTGAACATGGTTCAAAAGTGCTGCCACTCCTTCGTGACCGATGGCCGCATCCAGTTCCTGGGCGATTGCACGCACGAGCTGGCCAATCAAACCGTAGACCTGCCGGCGTGGCCGGCTGAAGAGTGGGGTGACTGACATGGACTGGAAAGACATCGCCGGCGCCGTCGGCAAAGCGGCACCGCTGCTGGGCACGCTACTTGGCGGCCCGGCCGGCGCAGCCGTAGGCGGGCTGATCGCCAGCGCCCTTGGCACTGCGAGCGACCCCGCCGAGGTGCAGGCCGCCATTGCCAACCCAGACGCCCTGGTCAAGCTGCGCGAGATCGAGGCCAACAACCAGGTGCGCCTGCGTGAGCTGACCGTGCAGCAGGCCAACAGCGAGCTGCAGGCCGCCA